CCGTATACCCAGTGTATCCGGTTGGCCCTTCCTTGCCTTCATCTCCATGATCCCCGGTATATCCCGTATAGCCGGTTTGCCCAACTCCAGTGTATCCGGTGTACCCAGTAGGCCCTGCAACCTGAGACTGCCCACCCTGAGGACCGGTGTACCCCGTATATCCAGTGATTTCAGGACCAGTGTAGCCTGTATAGCCGGTGGTCCCAGTAAATCCGGTGTACCCGGTATATCCAGTTGTGCCCGTGTACCCGGTGTAGCCAGTGAAGTTCCCTGGCCCAGTGTACCCGGTATAGCCTGTGATCTGAGGGCCAGTGTAACCCGTATAGCCGGTGTTTCCGGTGGTCCCCAGTACTCCAGCGGTTCCCGCCGGCCCGGTATACCCAGAGTAGCCGGTATACCCAGTTGGCCCAATGAACCCTGAGATCTTCGCCAGCCCGGCGCCGCCGAAATTGATGCTACCCATTGGCCATTACCTCAAGTATATCGCCGCCGTTACCCCATCCCCTGCAAACTCAACATCAATCCTGAAATCGGTCAGCCGGAATACGTTTGCCGCGATGTTCGACAATACGAAGCTGTCCCCGGCGCCCATCAAGGTATAGATCAAGCCCTCCCCGGTCAACAGGTTCAGCCGCTCATTCCCGATGAAGCACCGTCCTATATTCTCTGAATGCGACTGAATCAGGATCAGGTTGCAGGAGTACAGCTCCACGTCGAGAGTCGGGTAGTTCGCCAGGATACTGACCGGAACTCCAGGGGCGGTCGTAATAAACCCCAAGGGGAACGGGTTCGAATCAATGAGTACAGGCATCAGAATTGCACCACGGCCGGCGCTCGCCTAGCAGCTTCTTTCCTTCGAAGTTCACGGTACTTCGCGTGCCACTCCCTCGCCGCCCTCTCCATCCGCCTCGCTTGCAGCATCGCAAACGTCAGCTCAGTATCCTGCGCCCACTCCGCCCCAAAGTCCTGGCGTGCCAGCCGGCAGGCGAGGTGGTATAGAAGCTTGGCCAGCCAGAAGCGAAGCTTTTCCATATTGTTCCTCATGCCTAAAAAGGATTCCCTGTTCTAACGTTTCGATTCAGGCGTGGGGTTGATCCCTTACCAACCCCTTCAGGCGGGACTACGGGGTTCTCTTCCTGAATCTGCTGTAAGATCTCGTCAATGTCGGGGAACTCCAGTATCTCCAGCAGTTTACGGCGCGAGATCGCGTTGCGTTGAAATAAGGAAACCGCCAACATCTTGTCCCGGTCGCGTTTTCCGCCGTGCATACTGCCAGCCGCAACCCGGATTTTGAATTTCTTCCAGTGTTCTTCCTTCGGAACCGTCCACGGGATCATCGTTCCTGGATCATAGTCGAAGTCCTGAATAGTAATACCCGTTGGGCCGAGTATCTTCATTCGCTGCTCACGGCTGTAGTATTGAAACACACAGGACAGCATCTGAGTAGCTGCCGCCCTTACAAACGGCTCCATGTGGCGAGACTTCAATCGGAAAGCGGTGCCTGCGCTGTCCCTAGCCTGTTCAATAGTATCGCCACCGGGCATTTGCTTCTTTGCCATCATCCCAGTCACATCAATTGCGCCGCTCTGCTTGTCGAAAGCGCGATCGACGCGATCCCAGAAACCTCCAACGTAGGCTGGCAACTGGGGAGGATCAAGGTAGCGAGCGCTGGCGCCAGGGGTTGATCCGGCATTCATACGGAGCTTCGCTCCGGGCATGTCTTGGAAGAACTGTCGGAAGCTGGTGTCGTCGACTGCTCCATCAACGAAAGCGAACTGCGGCTCTACGGCCCTTGCGGTGAGATCCATCATGCCGGCGCCAAGTACGTTCTTGGCGATTTGCAGTGGAGCCAGATTGCGGTAGAGGCTGATCCCCCCTGGCCTCCATACGGCCGGGCTGAGGATCAGTTGAGCGAAGGGGTAGAGCCCATGCCAGAAGGGGCTTGGTCCGTCGTAGAGGATGGTATCGCCAACCATGACCAACAGCCGCTTCCTCGGGAAAAGCCTCTGCCCCTTCGGGACCCGGTACCAATAGTTGTGCTGGCCAGTGTCAAGCCTGGGATCCTTTACCAGAATGTCTCCTGAGGACTCGTTGATCGTTGTGTCGTCAATCCAATACTCTTCGACCTCGACTGAGGGGAAGGGCCCCGTATCCCGCGGCATGACGATGTTTCCGCGGCCCTGAGGCTGATACCGGCTGGTTGGATTTAGGGGGTTAAAGGAGTAGTCCGGAATGTATCCCATCCCAGGGTAGTTCGAGGAGAGTGAATTCGAGAACCCGCTACTGACCTCCCGGTCCAGCTTGTCGGCGGTAATGCCGTAGGCTGACTTCACTCTCGCCATGGGCTTGTAGACCCGGTAGAGTACGGCCGTAGAGTCCTGAAGGTCTACCCCAGGCTGGATCGGGAGTACGCAGTCCATCCCACATGGGATGATGTGCATCGCCCCGGGCATCGTCGCGCCGATCTTCCAATAGCCGACGCTCAACAAAGCATGGTCGACAGCGGCTTCTAGGCGAATGTCTAGGTCCAAGTTCGACCACTCGTACTCGATGATCTTCTTCCCAATCTGAGCCTGCCGAACGTATTGCGGGTTTTGGTCGTCGGAGAAGATCTCCGGCGCCGGCCGGATGTCGGTCAGGGCGCATAGGGTATCACTGCGGGCTTCGGCCAGGCAGTTGTCAAAGTACTTGGAGCGGTAGGAAGGCCGGCGCTTGTTCCAGTAGCGCCCCTCAATCATGTCCATGTAGTCGCGGATGAACTCGTACTCGGGATTCATCTTGAGGGTGGCGACCGCTTCTTCCTTGGCGGCTGCTCGCCAAGCCTTCACGGAATTAGCGTACTTGTCCGGCTGGTCAAGCGTGCCGGTTCGATCATTCATGCTAATTGGAGCGCGAGGGACCAACTCTAAAGCCGCCATGTCCTACCTCCTGACGTCCGACTGTCGGACGTCACTTCTCAGCCAACTTCACCGCAATACACATCAGGGCCCACTGCCACGCAGCCAGCCAGGTGATCACCAGCCACGTCAAAACGTAGCCGAATGGGCCCTGGTTTGGAAATAGTTGCGGGAGGCAGAACGCGACAAGTGTGGCGGTCACCCAATGGCTCAAGCAGTATCCGCATGAGATTAGTTCTCCCGCCCAACGGTTGGTTCGGTGTGCTGCCGCCCGCAAACCCGCAAACAACTTCGCCTCGCTGATAGTGAAGGAGACGCAGGCCGTAACGAGGCTCAACAGCAGCGCTTCTACCATGCCCCTTCACCGTGCAACCTTTCCTCTACAACATCTACAAACGGCCGGCAGCATCCAGTGGGTCGTCCAATTCACGGTGCCATCCCTTCCGCCGGCCGGATTGCATCCATCTGCTCGATCGGGGCTGGCCCGCCCGTAACCCCGCCATGCGGAGCCTGTGCGGCGTTGTCCGAAACTGAGGCCCCACCCGTGCTGAACTCCGAAATCGGCTTGTCGATGATCTCTCTCAGCCGGGCCGGGATCCCAGGCATGCCCTCCATCCACTGACCAGGCATGCCCTTGCTGGAGATCGTTCTTCCGTCTGCGCTGATCGTAGCGTTCCGCGGAAGCTCGCTAGGGTGGACCAATCCCTCGGCATCACAGAAGTCTCGAAGCTCCTGGTGCGTCTCAATTCGGATCCTCTCTTCCTGCCCAGAAACCGAACTCCGCTTGCGGTACGCCCAGAAGCCTTCCTGGTGAGCGTTCTCCCTCTTTGGGTCGTTGTACCGGGCAGTCAATGGGCCGGTGAAGATGATGCCGAATCGGGAGGCAAGCCGAATCCTTGGACCGTTGCAGGCTACACAAGCCGGCGCCTCGTCTGGGACAGCGTGAAGGAACTGCTCCTGTACTTCGTTGCACCCCGCGCAGTGGTATTCGATTATCGGCATGCGCTTCAATCCTTGAAGATGTCCCCAACTAGCTCTTCGGCTGCCGCCGACTGCACAAATGCGGCTCTGCCAGAATGCTCTTCGATAAACTGAACAACATCCTCGCCGGTAGGATCTTCCTTTCCAAGAACTTCAGCCAGCCATTCATACTGCTCTTTCGTCAGCAGAATCTTCCATGGGTCTGGAGCCCCAGAGCCTAACCATCCCTGCTCGATAGCATAGTCCAGGATGGCCTTGAGCTGCTGTTTTAGGGTAAGACCTTGGTTGTCGGCTAGAGCTTGGTAGTACCCAACCTGAGATGGGTCGGGGATCCACTCTACAACCGTAGATTCTCCAAAGCGCCCGGCGGAGCGCTCAACACGTTCGGTTATGTCGACCGCATCCAGTTGACCAGAGACGTCTCGAATGCGTTCGGCGTAAGCGGGGGGGATCATGATCCCGCCATCGGCGAGATCACAAAGTAGCCCGGAAGCTACTGCTCCGAGCTTGTCTTGCGTAGGGGCATCGCCCGCTACGTTATCTGCTATCAAATCGACTTGATCTTGGGTCATCCCCACAGTCAGGCCGTATCTGGTTTTCGTCATCGCCTTCCTCGTTTCAAAACACCAAATCCTGACATTGCCCGAAGTGCCCATCGCCTGATTGCGATGGGTCGTTGGCCATGTCGTAGAAGCTGAATTCCTCCTTAGGTTTGTCCATAAGGTTGTGGTGCCAGCGTACGAAGATCGACCGGCACCCTTCGATTGGGCATCGCTCCGCGGTACTATAGACGTCACGATGCCATGTCAGACCGCACCTCGTACAAGTTGCTGACCATTCTCCTGTCGACTTCAGCCCGCTCTGGTCCACCGGAAGGCCTTGCCCTTGCCGGCGGAAGTCTAGCTGGTGGTACCCAAAGACCGCCAGCTCACAAGCTGTAATCGTATCATCGTGGACTCGCTCGGTATCGCCACCATCAAAACTCTCTTCCTTGGATTGTGGAGCCCCGACTTTCCCATTGTCATTCCTCTGGAAATGCCTCATCTCCCTGGCGAAGACCGGATCCCGCACGATCAGCGAACCGTCACGAAGCCAACTGTCCAGGCCCATCCAGGCGTCGTTCTTGTTCTTCTCGTTCCATATCCAGTGGAAAGAGTGGCTCAACATGTTATCGGCGTCTGTGCGCTTCCAGCGGTAGACGTTCGGGTATTTGTGGAAGATCCTCAGCCGATCGCCTGCGGTTTGAAGGTTGGTATAGTCCGTCACAGCCAAAGCGTTGTTGTACAGGCGCCCGAGCGCGTTGGCTACGTCCGCGGCTTCCATTGGGCGTACCGTATTCGATCGGAAGCATGCCACCTGGACATCCGGGTTCGGCAAGGTAGCTACGCGGTTGATCCAGATCACCGAGTAGTCGTGCCGGCCGCCCTCTCCGGAGGCCACGTCAAATCCCATCGAATACTTCGCTTCGCGCCGCGGCATCTCCCAGATCTTCAGGAAACGCTCCGGCTCTCCAACGTGGTTCTTTTGGCAGTTCCTTGACCAACAGATCGCAGTCTCTGATCCAGAGATCCGGCGTGGAGCATGGAACTGCCCATCGGCTGTCATGTAGCCAACAGCTTCCGGCTCACGGTCGAGGACAGTCTTAGAAACCTGGTCCATCGCCGCCTTGGAGAAGACCGTCTCGGTAACGTACTGGAAGGCTTCCTGAGGGTTGGTAGCCAGCGACTGCTGCATGTCCATGACAGCCTGATCGCTGATCCTCTGCGCGTTCTCGCGCTGTTCCCACAGCCAGCGCATTTGCCCGTCTTCCAAGGTATAGGGCTGGTACGATCCGGTCTTGCAGTCTTTACAGGTCAACCCGGAAGTTTGTTCCCCTCCGAATACGGCCGGGCGAATCTGACTACATCCAGAGCAGATGCACCACTCTTCGGATGCCCTCTTCTTAATCGCCAGCTCCGGATCGAGCGGCTTCCAGCCGGCCTCCGGAGAAATGAAGTGGCTTCGGTCGAAGTAGATCGGGAGGAACAAGGGGTACCACGTCGCTACATCGCCCATCTCGATACTGCTCTCCCATAGCTTCTCCAGAAACTTTGCCCCCTTCTTAACGCGACTTTCGATGACAGCAAAGGTAGAGGCATGATCCGGCAGGGCCCAGCGCAAGTCGCCGAATACGATCGACCGCGCCCGGGAGGGGTCCATGCTTCCTAACTCTGAGATATGGCTAAAATTTATGCGGTACCCCTCAGCGACTCCGGCGTATTTCCTGGCGCCCTCAGCGACGATGCGGGTATTCATCCCAGGATTGAAGGCTCTCAGCTCAGGATTTGGATTTATGAGCTGCAACTCTTCCTGGTACTTGCGCTGCCCAATCATCGGCCGAAGCCACCACGGCAGCTTGTCGTAGATGTGTAGGATGATCGAGAACAGAAACGCCGCATGCGCATCGTCGTAGCTCAATACCAGCGCGTTGGCGTTTGGGCTGAACATTGCCAGCCAGGCGATGTAGGACTCAATTAGGGTCGACGCGAACAATTGGCGAGCCTTGATTATGAGCAGCTTTACTCCGCGTCCCTTCGCCTTCAGTCGGTTGATTGTCTCCAGCATCAGCTCCTGGGTAGGCTTCAGCCGGAGAGGAATGTCCTCCATGTCCTTCGTTGTAATCCAGCAGTAATTCCGGGCGAAGTATTCGAATGATTCCATGCACCGCTTGATTTCCGAGTGCAGGAAGTTGGTCTCGCTGACAGTCAGCATGCTCCAGTCGCAGCGTTCTGGGTTTTCATAATACTGGATGATCTCCAGTACTCCAGGATCGCGCTGGAACCTATCGTACATCCACAACCTCCGCGATCGGCGTCAGGTTGAACACGTCCGACACTCGGACGTCATCGGCCGGCGGAGGCAGCATCTTGGCGCCGGTCCTGGCCTCATGCACCGATCTGACAAACTGATCAAACCCTTGGATCTGCGTCCCTTCCGAAGAGACTGTCGATGTCGCACTGTACATCTGCTGAACGACCGTCATCCCTCCGCCCTTCTGGATTAGCTTGAAGATGTCGGCGGCCATTCGCATGGCTTCCTTGTCACCGATGGAGAGACCTTCGATGAGCGCTTTCCAGAACAGCCGCTGCGATTCCGGAGCATGCAGCAGCATCATTTGCTCCGTAAACCCGCTCAGTTGGGACTTCCCGATTTTCTTTTTGCGCAACAGGCGAGACTTTGTTAGGTATTCAGGGAGGGCGCTAGGGGCAGGCATGCTTCCATCATCCACAGGCTTGTCCCTCATCCAATAAGCGCTACAGACAAAACTTTATCCCCCACGTTAGTCCCGTGGATGTAGAAGTCTTTGACTGGGATTGAGGCGTTTGCTGGAGCGGCAGACAACTGCCAACTCTCTCCTGAGTCCAGGACTTTCAAGACCCCGATGCCGGTGGTGATGTTCATGCCGACATACCCTATGGACACATTTCCGGCATTACCGAAGTCTGCCTGGAAATCTACGACCTTGGCCGTCAGGTCGGTGTACGTGGGATAGTTGGCGATAACCGACGTTGGACTGGCTGCTACGGAAACAAACCCGAGGGACATCGGGTTGTAGAGTGGCTCCGGCATAGTTCTCTCCTCACTTGAGAGTTTAGCCTAAGAACCCTTGCGGATACAATGAATTTCAGGATATGGTGAACGTTTACGTTATAGGACTACCGGCCGCGAAATACGCCAGCCAGGGCATTGGCGTCATTCCCCTGCGGGAGAGTACTCCCTCCGGTGTCGTATGTTCGGTCGGTAGTGACTGGCATGACGTTTGTGGAAGGCGCTACAGACTGAATCGGGCCATCCCGCGGGCGCAGTAGATGGGCCGCTTGCCTGCGCAACTTCTCCAGGATGGCCGGCATGTCGAACGGGACATCGGAGATGTGCAGGGACTCTTCTACCGACAGCTCGTTGGGAGACTTCGGATGGAAGTACAGCAGTTTAACGCAGTCTTCGGCGTGAGCCGAGAGTACGTTCCGATTGAGAGTAGCCTTGAACGTAGTCCCGTCCAGGTTTGGAATGTCCACAACCAGCTCAGTAGGCGTCCGCTCCTGGATCAGCATATTCAATTGCTCGACCGATACCCTCTTGGATGGAGCCGCCGGCTGCTCGATCTTTCGAAGCCTGGGGACGGCCACTACGGGAGGCAGATCTACCGCATCGGGGATGCTGGTAGCCAGCTTGACCATCGGTTCTTGCTCTGGTTGCGCCTGTACCGCAGCCGGGTTAACC